TCCGCCGCAGAAGAATCCTGTGCAATCAAATCTACAATACTATTTTCCATGAAAAAATGATGTATATGTTCTATTTATAGCTCTGCTGCTTTTCCGTCTGCTTCAGTGGCACTACCTTGAGATTCTAGGTCTGGTTCTGTTGGAGTTGCACCAGCACTCATAGGATCTGCAATTGGTTGTCCAGTGATAGGATCAACTGCTGCTGGGTTTGCAATAATACCCTTCATGATTTCATCTTCAATCTGAGCATCAATCTCAATAATTTCCTGATCAGTCTGGCGAAGAACTTTCTTTCTTACATATTCAGTAGAATAGAACTTACCAATGTAAGGCTCAATAGTTGCAAGATTAGTCAGTCTGCTTTGAATCATCTCAGATTCTTTGAGTTCAGCAAACTGATTATCATAAAGGAAATCATATTGAATATGATCACCCATTTCTTCCCAATCCTGAAGAGTAATTACATTCTTCAGAATCAGTTGAGTCTTGAGCATATCGTTGAATAGTGCAGAGAAACGCTTTCTCAGACGACCAACGAACTTGGCAAACTTCAGTTCATCACGCAGAATTTCAGAAGAGCGACCAAGGTTGAAACCACCATCAGCAGCAATTCTGGATTCTGGAACACCAAGTGCTCTATAGAGTTTCTTCTGGAAGTATTCAATATCAGAGAGTTCTCCCAGGTTCTGTCCACCAGGCAGGGTAGTGATCTCAGTTCCACGACCACCTTCTCTACGTGGTAACCAGAAGTCCTCCATCATAGACATGAACTTGCGGTCATCACGGATTTCTCCTGTGCCAGCATCATAAACAAGTTTATTTCTGTAGCGAGACATAACCTCTTTGAGGTATTGCTCTGCTTTTACTTTAGGAAGATTGCCAACATCAATATAGAAAATACGACGTTCTGGTGCCCTGGATAATCTGTAGATGACTAGAGAATCCTCAATCATTCTCAGTTGATTGAGTGCTTTGATTGCTTTATGGAGATATGAAAGGACAGTTCCTTTATTTCTATCTACAAGACCAGAACTACAATATGAAACTGCATCTTTGGCAATCTTTACAGAATCTTTCTTCCCACCTGCGCCGGAGAAAGTTCCACTTGGATAATTTTTCTTTGGAGTATACAGAAAATATTCTTCAATCTCAGGTTCAACGACAGGTGCTTCTTTCCCTCGTTGAGTTACTGAAGTATTTTGAGTGGCAAGACCTCTTTTGTCCATCTTCTTTTCCTGACGGACATACTTGATCTTCATCGGATCAATATATCTCAGATCTTGAATACCTGCTCCAGGATTTTTGAGGTCAATTACTTTTAAGTAATATACTCTACCATCAACATACCAATTCCTAAAAATTTCGTGAGACTTCTTGTCAAAGTCCAACAATTCTTTGATATATTTGAACTCTGCTCTGATAATCTGCTTTAATCTCTCCGTACAGTTTAAGTTGGAGAGTTCAATTTCTACTGGTGAATCGTATAGATCACTAACGATTGCTTCATTTACAACATCTTCAATAGCACCATCCGCTTCAGGATGAAGTGCCATTTCACGATACCTTTTGATCAGGTCATGTTCAGTTCTATAGACACCTTCAATATCAAGGTAAGAACCATAAAATCCACTACTAATATAATTATCAACCCCGTCCTCATTATTTTGAGGAACGGGGGAGATAACCGTAGGTGACTTTTTAATTACATCATCAAGTGAAAAACCAAAAAGGCGAGCCATCTTATAAAACTGTTGACTTATTATTGACTATTTAGTTGATGTTTTCCCCGCCAGAATTAGGACCACTACCTCTAACTGCTTCCCACCAGGTGACTTGGAGTTCAACCTGGAATTCTTGGATATTCTGACCTTGGTCATATCCAAGTTCAATAGCAGTTACCTGAGTTGGGAACACATCATAGAAGTGATACTTTCTCAGGGTATCGCCGTTTCTATCAAGTTGATAGACATAGGCATCAGCGTGATAATCTGCTGGGTTAGTTACACCAGTGTTATCAGAGACACGGTTGATTGTGTTCATCCATTTCTCAAAAGCAGAACGGATGGAGAAATCAGTGTCGTTGATAACGGTGATTGTCCAGGTGTCAAAAGTACGATCACCTGCAATCTTGAGCATTCTTCCTCTGAATGGAACCTCAATAGGGGCAACATTTGAGGCAGGCAGGTTTGCTGCCTTTGTCAAGAATCTTGCCTTATTGAGGATATCGTTCAGTCCTTCAACCGAGACGGCATCAGGGAAAGAAAGTTCACATTCAAACAGATTTGAACGTGCACCGCCACCAGATAACTTGCTCTTGAAGTCAGTAATCTTTCTTAGTGGGGGTGGGTTGAGTTGGTTTCTAGTTGCCATTTGAGTTAACCTCTAAGTGATTAATAATATGAGACTTTATCAGACGTTACCGACGACTTCGCTGAACGAAACGCCAGTTCTAGTAGCGACAAAGGTGAGACCGATGAAGTTAATAGATCTGTTAGGTTTGATGAAGATGTCAGCGACAAACTCATTGTTGTCAATGACGGCAGCGGTGTTGTTTGTTTCATCACAAACAACAACATAATCAAAGATGCCTCTCTTAGACTGAACGTCACGGAGGAATGGTTCAACAATATTTACGAAATTAGTTCTCGTAATTTCATCGTTGAATTCAAAGAGTTGATCTCTTGCAGCAGCAGAGATAGCATCTTCAAGATAGATGAACAGACGACGGACGTTGATTCTATCAAAGGCAGACGATTTTGCCATGCCGGTCTTGTCTCCGAAGAGGACAATTCCTTCACCGGGGGAGAAGATGACAGGGTTGATTCTGTTAGAATACAGGGTGTCTCTTTGTACTTTGCTTGGGTTGTATGGCAGTTTGACTGCGTTCAGGATAGCACCTCTGGCAGTACCAGCAGGAGAGAACCATGGGAACTGAGTCAGGTCGTTTCTGGCACACAGACCAGCGATGTCTCCATTCAGAGGGACATAGCGGAAAGTATCATTGAAACGGTCATACATGTACTTGTAACCACTATCAAATACTCCGTAGGAGGAAGAAGTGATTGGACCATAGAATCCAACAAGATTGTCGGTAATAGTAGAATCACTGTTGACGGTTACTGTTCCAACGGCACTATCGTTGAGGAATGCTTGTCTATATGGAGAGATGAATGCAACAGCATCCTGTCTTGCCTCAGCAACAGCAATCAACTTGTTAGCAAGTGCTTGTGCCTTTGCTTCAGTGTGGTTACCGGAACCCATGAGGAGGAAATCAACCTCATAGTTGTCAGCATTCTCAAAGAGAGAATAACCAGATACCAACTTATTCAGTTCAGGTGCAAATGCATTAGTTGCTGAAGTGTCGGTGCCATCATCATAGTTCTTACCACCACCCAGAGTCAGGGTTGTGTTACCAATGCCAGCGAACTTAATGCCTTGAGCGTTTTGATCCCAACCAGTATCAGAACCTTGAGTGAAACCAGTACTGAAGTGAGAAGTTACGATACCAGCAGGTGCCGAACCGCCGAAGAGGTTATCGGAGTTGGTATACAGGTAAGATCTCCAGTAAGCAGGACTTCCGAGAGAATACTCAGCATCCTTTGCTTTAGAAAGAGCAACATGCTTCTCAAGAATTGTTCCAGCGTTGCCAGTTACATGACCCTTGTCATCATAAACAAGAACGTGAACTTCATCAAATCTAGAGTTTCTAGCAGCAGCGTAGTCAGAAGTACCAGGTCTTTCTACGACGTTGTTCCACTTGATGTTTGGACCAGTCAGTACAATCTCTTGCTGATCAAACCAGTCTGCAGGTGTGTTAAAGGTTGTAGTAGAACCTGCACCAGACCCACCATTATGGAAAGTCAGAAGTCTAGAAGCGTCAAACTTATAGAGACCACCTGCTTGATAGTCAACCTCAGTTTCTGTACTCGCAGCAGAAACGTGAGAAAGAACTTTTACTTCAATCTTATAAGGAGAACTAGAACTACCATCACCAGAGATGCCAGTGATGATACCTTTAAGATGGCCGTCAAGTGCTACAGTCGTTCCGTCTGCTTTAGGAAGAGTTCCATCAACAGTCTGGGTGACACCATAACCGACTGCCAAAGCAGCAGTATTGGTTACAACACCAGAGATGATTTGGTCTGCTCTACTATCAAGAATAGCAACCTTAAGGTCATTCGCCCAAGAACCAGGGTTCTTAGCAGCAAAGGTTACGTTAGTGATAGTATTGTCTTGATAACCAAGTTGACCGTAATGTTCGGTGCTCTTGATTTTAATGCTGCTGGCAGTTCCAACAAAAGCATTAGTAAGGTTATCGTCATCTGCTCTGACGATACGCATGTTTCCGCCATAAGCAAGGTACGAAGATGCAACCATCCAGTACTCGTAGTGCTTACTGCTATTGTAAGACTCTCCGAAAGTCTTTAATAATCCACCCTCATCAGTGACGAGAATAGGATCTTCAACAGGTCCCTTAGCGAAAGGTGCAACCAGAGCACCAACGGCACCGCTAGTGGCATCTGCTCTTCCTACTGTAAGGTCAACCTCTCTAATTATAATTCCAGGAGATGCTAGGTTAAGTGGCATCTTTAAGTGCTCCCAATCCAGAATTTATCTGAAATTATTTATTGAAAAAACACTTTTCAGCGGGGAAACCGTGCGTGAACCTTACCAATCTGGATATTCCCAAACATTACTACATCCTTTACTATTCTTTACTCTGTCAATAGTACAGGATTTACATTCATAAGAGTATGCCGACGGTAAGGCACCTCTTCCTTTTCTTGTCAGATAGAATCCATCAATCAAATTTTTAACCTTACCACAAACTCTACATTTACGTTCAGTTAAAAGTATATGTTCTAATTCAATCTGATCATCTAAGTCCATTACATGTAGTCCCACATATATGATCGATCACCATATTCATCCGTATGCCAACGATCACCCTGATCATCAGTAAAAGATGTCATATCATTAATGCCATCATCTAAAAATCCAAAGGGTGCCATATCCTGCTCAATTTGATTCTTTTGTTCGTCATAGATTCTTTTACGAACATCATTATCCGTCATCTCTTTAAAATAGTCTTGTGCCACCAACCATGCGAAAATAACGAGGCACATCGCCAGATCATCATTACAACCTTCTTCTGCTTCAAAAGAATTGT